GCTAAGCAGTCAGCAACTACTACTGGATCTGCAACAGTTCCAAGTCCACCAGGAACACCATATCCATCTACATCTTCAGTAACATCAAGTGCTTTTACTGTTAGCTGGGCCGCAACTTCAGATACGGATAGCTACTCTATTCAGGTTGGAACTTATAGTGGTGGAAATAATATATTAGACACAGCAACAGTTTCAACGTCAAGAACAGTTACTGGGCTTTCTGGAAGCACTACATATTATATTACTGTTCGTGCTTATGGAAATGCTTATGCTGGATATGGAGGAACTGGAACAACTTCAGTTACAACATTAGTTGCATATGTAACACCATCAATTGGTACACCAAGTATTAACTTTGAAAGATACTCTGTATCTGGATCAAACCAGGGTATGAAGTGGGGATGGGATAACGTATATTGGTCTGGTTCAGTAGCAGAACCACTATGGATGGAGTATGAAATTTATTCAACTTCTACAGGTGGATCATACCTTTATTATGGATTCCCAAGCTATTATGCTGGACAAAGAACTTCACCACTAGTCAATGGATTTACTTGGAGCTACCTTGTATACACAACAAGAGACCTTCCATACAGCACTTCTGCAAGATATTTAAGAGCAAGATTTGCAGTTTATGACACAAACTATGCAATAGTAAACGGACCATGGTCTAGTAGAGTATAACGAGAGGATATGATATGATAAGTAATGCAGAAAAGATTCAGATTATAGATGGTCATCTAAAGCAGCTGGCCTATGAAAAATATAACGCTGAGCTTAAGCTAGAATACAATAGCATAAATACAGAATTAAATGATTCTGAAGTCACTAATTTAACAAATATTTTGGCTGACATTAATGCAAAAATTCAAATGCTTGAGACTAAAAAAACACAACTAGGATAAGGAGAAAAAATGCCAACATATAGCAAGTTAAGTAATGATGAGAAGGCTTCAATCAAGGAGTCTCTAGTACGTAATCTTGAGTATCAGATGTACTCATTAGAAATGGAAATCGTTGCAGAGAACGCTAAGGCTACACCAGACCCATCAAAGATTGAAATTATTCAATCAAGCATTGATGATAAGGTAGCACAAATAGCAGCAGTCCAGGCGGAGTAATTAATGGGTTATAGGGAAGTTATTATGTCCCAAAACCCTATTTCCTTTTGGCCTTTAGATGATGACTCTAACTTAGGGGTAATCGGTGAAGCAACTGGTAAGGGAATAAACGGGACATATGAAGGGTCTGTATTTGATAAAGCAATCCCATTGGTCGCCAATGGGGTTTATGGCACACGCCTTTTAGATTCTACAGCTAAATTAAACTTTCCACTGCCAGGAGCAGTTGGATCGGGGGATACATGGAATGAGTCTCATATATGGTCTACTGGTAGAGAAACTCAAAACTTTAGTGTTGAGTTATATTTTAAACTAGATGAAAGCGCTCAGTATCTATCAAATGAGGTAGTACTTTTTGGCAATATTGTTTCGCTTCAATCATCTCAAAACTCTTTAATTCAGACATATACTGATTTAATTGATGACTATAACACATACTCAGAAGTCTTGGCTGCCTTTGCAACTTATGATCAAATTTTGAATGCTACTATTCCAGCTCCATACGGAATATATCTTTATAAGAATAAGATTTATTTTAGACCAGATCCGCTGGTCAACTACTATGTAGCATACCAAGTTCCAGACTGGAAGCGCAGATATCATGTAGTTGCCAACTACTCAGAAGGTAATATTACAATGATTGTCAATGGAGAACATGTTGTATCTAAATCAGTAAACTCTGTGGTAGAAGATTTTGATTTCAGTATTTCATCTGGACTAAGATATTGCAAGGGGTCTGACAACTACCCAGTAACATTAGATGCGGTAGCAATATATCCATACAATATTGATCTGGTCAGAGCATTCGATCACTGCTCTCTTTCAAGACAAACAGTTTTAAGAGACAAGTTCTATTCTTCAAATAGCCAGATATTCTATATGCCTAACAACATGGAATGTATCACCGCTTATAGAATGGTGAATAACTGGGCACTATTTGATTTTGATAATATTTTTGTAGACTCAAAGAATAGAGCTACCCTAAGATATATATCCCACGCCACATTGAGCGGAGGGACAGGAACATTTAGCTCAGTTTCTGGAAGAGACTCCATTACTCTTGGGGCGGGAGCTTATATTGATATCTCTAATGTGATTAGATTATCAGAAGGTGGAACTGCTTTATCAATGACATTTAACCATTCATCATCTACTCCAGAAAAGGGATTGATGACACTTTATAATTTTCAGTCTAGCCAGAATTTTAGTGCATATGTAAATGCATCAAATAAGATAGTTATTAATCTTAATGGCTCGATAACAACCACAAACGTCTCACCTTTGGCGGGATGGAATGAGCTACTAATAGAAAATATCCCAGGAAAATTTGATGTCTATCTTAATGAAGTAAATATCTTTACATCGGTAGATTATATTCAGACAATTACAGATGCTTATATTGGAAAGGTAAATGATCTATATGCTACCTGCCCAGTTGCTTGGATTGCAATTAAGACTGGAATAATGAATAATCAGTTAGTTAATCATAGATTATATAACGAAACAGCTGATTATATTTTAAAGACAACTAATAATTTAAAGTGGTCACAGACTGGAACAATGACTGGGTTCTTATACGTCCCAGCAGCCGATTACAGCGGATCTCTAGCCTTTTATACAACTTCTCACCCAAACGTATCAATAACCTACAATAACGGCCTACAGTGGCCTAAGATGGGCACTCTACCAGGACTTACAGAAAGCATGACGGGACAAGTCAACGAATACAACATTCTTGTAACTATGACTACAGATGATTCGGAAGAAGATCTACCAATCTTGTCAAACATTGGATTATATGTATATTCTCAAGATATGAAGAGAGTTACATCAGATAACTCAAATGAGAATGCTGAAATTGTGAACATTGATAGTTTAATTATTCATGATGACAATGTTGATTTACTGGATAGATTTGATCAGGCTGGAATTAGACTTGCTGGTAATTCTTATATTAAGATTCCTTCACAGGCTAATAATTATGATGCTGGCGGATTCAATGGAACAAAGTCTATCTCAATTACATTCAAGATAAATGAGGCTCTTACAGGTACAAAGTATATTTTTGATTCTGGTTCAAAGTCTTTATATTGGGACGGGACTTCTTGGCAACACCCTGGGTTCTCAGCAATGTATGTAAATGGTCAGGTATCATTTGATGATGCAGCTATGGTAGATGATTGGGTCCATGTAGTCCTCACATCTACAAGCAAGATTAATGCGGGAACAAATATATATATTGGGTCTAATGCTTCTGGGGCTAACCAGACAGATATGAATTTGGGTATATTCTCAATGGCAGCATATTCAGTAGATCAAGCTGATGCTGAAAATGAATATGAGATGCTAGTCGGAACCCCACACGAAGATTTGGCTTTGGACAATATTACCTTCCAAATGTTTGATTATGGGCTAACTCCGTACAAAGTTGCTTGGCAAAAGGCATAATTTTGCCTCATTGTAGTACAAACTATAGACTTTAGCAATAAAAGATGGTATCATTAACATATGAAATCAATTAAAACCACTGTTGTCGAGGAAACCACTCTCGGCGTATATATATGGCAAATGCCAGACGGACGCTGGGTAGGAGACGATAATGGTAACTATTTGTCTGTAGCAGCATTTAAAAATGATCAGACAAGAATTGATGCAATCACTGAAGCTGTGAGAGGCTATGGTATTCAGACAGGTAAGGCAGTATTTTTATCTGGTCAGAGAAAGATCAATGACGAGGAATACGAAGAGCAGCAACAGCGTTTGAAGTGGGGATTGACACCAGATCCGCTAGATATTGGTGAATATAAAGATAGCTTAAAGAATTTGAGGAACGACTAATGTCAGATGTAGTAGACGACGATTCAAGAGAAGTCAATGCAGTTTTATCTGGAGATTTTTTTACAGAGAGACCATCAGATGAATCAGATCCATTTTATGTAAAGGCAGACGATATTGCAAAGTATCGTGGATTCTCGCCAAACTTTAAAAGAAAGAATACAAGATTAATCCAGAAGTTCCAGCAAGGTGCTGATGGGGCTGCTCGTTCAAAGAAGTATGAGCAAGAAATTCTTATGGGCTACGACGTCCTTGATGTAATTACACCACCATACAACCTAGATTATTTGGCACAAATTTATGAAGTATCATCACCACACTTCGCAGCATGTAATGCAAAGGCTGCAAATATTGTTGGTCTTGGATACGACTTCGCACATACTCGTGCAACAAAGGAAAAAATTGCAGACCTTTCTGATACACCAGATAGCCTACAAAGATTCCGTGCCAAGTTGGAGCGGATGAGAGAAGACATGTACGATCTACTTGAGTCAATGAACCAAGAGGATACATTCACAGAAACACTCACAAAGGTTTACCTTGATTTTGAAGCGACTGGTAATGGTTATATTGAAGTTGGTCGTAAGGTAAATGGAGAAATTGGATTCGTTGGACATGTTCCATCTAAGTCAATGCGTGTTCGAAAGCAGCGTGATGGATTCGTTCAAATCATTGGAAATAAGGTTGTTTTCTTCCGTAATTTCCAGGACAATACAACAGTAAATCCTATTGGTGATGATGAGCGTCCAAATGAGATTATTCACATTAAGAAGTACACACCAACAAACGGATATTATGGTGTTCCAGATATTATTCCAGCAAAGACTGCATTAGCAGGAGATGAATTTGCACAACGCTTTAACTTGGATTATTTTGAGAACAAGGCTGTTCCAAGATATATCATAACAGTAAAGGGTGCAACTCTTAGCCGTGAAGCAGAGCGTAAGTTGCTTGAGTTCTTCCAGACAAATCTAAAGGGTAAGAACCACAGATCTATTTACATTCCACTTCCAGCAGATGACGATGGAAACAAGGTTGAGTTTAAGATGGAAGCTGTTGAGGCGGATGTACAAGATTCATCATTTAACAAGTATCGTCAACAGAACAGAGATGAAATTTTAATTGCACATAGAACACCAATTTCTAAGTTGGGTCTGCCAGAGGGAATTTCCCTTGCAGCAGCTAAAGATGCAGATAAGACATTTAAAGAGCAGGTTGCTAGACCAGCTCAGAGAAATCTAGAAAAGAAACTTAACCGTTTGATTGCTGAATTTACAGACGCTTTTGTTTTGAAGTTTAATGAACTTACACTCACAGACGAGGATACACAGTCCAAGATTGATGAGCGTTACCTACGAATGAAGACCATTGTGCCTAATGAAGTTCGTGCAAGACTGGGTATGCCAGGCCTGCCAGGGGGAGATGAGCCAGTTCAGTTAACAGGACAGCAAGCAGCTGACCAAACTGCAAGAGGAACAGGAAACCGAAGAAGAGATCAACAGAGAACTGCTGACGGTACTGATTCTAATGGAGCGGCAAGAAATCCTCAAGGTGAGGGTCGAGTTACGCCCTGATTTTGCATTACTAACAAATAGTTGATAAAATTAGTGTTGCTATGGAGATAAAAAAGGCAAACTGGTATTCTGATGGAGACAGCCTCCGTCTTTCAATGCCTATCGCAAAAGTCGATAAGGAAAAGCGCATCGTATCAGGATTTGCGACCCTAGACAATATCGATCAACATGGAGACATCGTTTCCGCAGATGCTTCTGCTTCTGCATTTGAGCGCTTCCGTGGAAATATTCGTGAGATGCATCAACCGCTTGCAGTAGGCAAGATGGTTTCATTCCGCAAGGAAAAGTTATTTGATAAGGCAACTGGAAAAGAATACAGCGGTGTTTTTGTTAACGCTTATGTTTCAAAGGGTGCACAAGATACTTGGGAAAAAGTTCTTGATGGAACTCTTTCTGGTTTTTCAATTGGCGGAAATATTACAAAGACAGTAGACGAGTATAACTCAACACTCGACAAGTCAATTCGTGTTATTAAAGAATACGATCTAACAGAACTTTCATTAGTAGATAATCC